GCATATACATGAAGTTAGTTATAGGTTGAAAATCGCAATAATCAGAAGGAGAATAAACCTGATAGAATTCAAGTCTATTAGCAATACTAACTGCATTATTATTATTAATTTGACCCTCAAGAGCTACGTCATAAAGACTTTCAACATATATCGGAGCATCTCCGTCATCTACTGAAGTTCCAAGAACTTTCAATATATAATCTCTATCGTTAGGATTAAGAGTTACGGCATATTCAAAATAGTCAGAATCATTTCTACCTACTGTTGTAGCTACTTCATCTGCTGTAGTAGAACCTGTAACGCCTGTATAATATTGGGAAAGAGTAGCATCATCATGACGACCAGTCCATCCAAATAATTTAAGCTTTCCATAATTGCTACCTGAAACGGTCCAATCTCCGCTTCCTTTAGTAGCTTGATAATAAGTACATTGATTACCATCATCCTGCAAAGGTATATATTGTCCAACATGAAGAGCTGAAGCGTTATATCCTTTAGGAATATAGCAGCCAACAGGATTCTGTTCACCGACCTTATAAGTTAATACATCATAACTACGTGTGTTACATTCGCAAGAACCTGATTCGCTATTAATTCCATCATATTTAAAATATTTTTCATAATTACCGCGAGAACGTAAAACAGCCACAGCCATTTTATTATAATCCTTACAATTTAAAGTTACAACCCAAGCAGGACCTGCATTAAATCCACTTAGACCTAAAGTACGACACACATAAAGCTGATTAGACTGTTCAAGGTATGACTTAGCTATATAAGGTAACTCATATTTAGGATATTGACTACCCTTGAATTTCTCAGGGTTAGTACCACCAAAAACATTCTGAAAATCTGTCCAATTAGATATTGATATTGGTTGAAAAGCAGGACCTTTCACGGTCTCACCAACGACACCTAAAGTGGTAATTCCAAGACTTTTGACTGTAGGAGCGATTTCTATTTCTCGTGTATATACACCAGGAGAAGTATGTAATCCTCTTGCATTTCCATTTAAAGTATTTACCATGTTTATTTTATTATAATTTATTTTCTTATTTATTAAATAAATATTTAAAAAAAGTCAAAAACCAAAAAAAATGGTGTGATTTATATAAACCACACCATTATATATAATTATTAACTACTTTTCTAAAAAATTATCTATATCTTTTATAAGTTCATCGAATTTTGGATTGAATAATTCTAACTCTTCTTTAATAGGTTTTTTCTTAATATTATTCTTTTCTTTATCTCCAATTATATCTATAAGTTCGTCATAGATATTTTCATTCAATAATGGTTTATTATTCTCATAATCTTCATTAGCGCCTGCATTATCTTCAGGTAATTCAGCTTGTGCACCGTCAACATTATCATTGTTAGCCTCATTAGGGTTCACGTTAGCTTCTTCACCATTTAGTTCACCTTCAGCAGTCTCATCACCCACACCACCTAAGTCATCAAGTCCTCCGCTCATTCCTGCGCCCATATCTCCACCTCCGAGACCATCGTCAGTCCCATCAGCTCCCTGTGCATTATCCATATATTCAGCTCCTGATTCTCCATATGTATTATCAGTAGCATCAAACATATGTGTTCTTTTAATAATTTGGCTTGTTTTCTTAAGTTCTTCTGAAAGTGCTTTTTCAAGTCTAAGTTCTTGTAAGTTAGTACTTATATCATCATCACTCCATTTCAAAATACTCCTCCAAGCTTTTGACATAGACATGATTGGAACACCTGTTCCTGGGTCAGTCACAGCATCTCTGAATGTTGATATCTTCTTTGTGAAATTATCAATCTCTAACTGCTCAGCCTGAGTAGAAGGATTATTCATCGTTAGAGTAAAATTAGTTAAATCATCCTTAAAACCAAGTATATAAAGATGAATTGTTACTATCTTGCTCAATTCCATAAGAAATGCTTGTTGAATACGGTTAATAACTCGCGAAAAACGTACATCTAATAAAGAAAGATTCTGTCCTGCTCCAACAGTTTCGTCAAAGTTAAGAAAAGACTTAGGTATTCTAAGAGCACAAAGGACTTTTCCCTGTATGTATTTAATATCGTCTATGGATGTAAGATTTTGACCTGCTGATAATGTATCAATAGGATTAGAAGCATTAGCCTCGCGTACAGGTATGAAAATATCGCTGTCAACACTCATAAGGTTCTTTCTAAGGTCAAGCTGACCTGTTTGTGGGTCTACTATAGGCGTACGCTTAAATTCATTAGCTATCTCTTCTACATAAGCAGGAACATCTTTATCATCTATCGCACCAACATATATTTTATAGACACGTCGTTCAATACTTTTATCAAGACGATAAATAAGCATCATGTCTTCCATCATAGAAAGCATTCTAAAATGACGTCTAGCTTTATGAAGAATAGAACATCCGTATGGAAGGAATTGTCCATCCGTTATAAGACGGAAATGGCCCATTTGCCAATTTTTATATATTTCATTACCATTAGATAACCACGAAAATTCAACATCGTCACTATTATTCTTTTTACTATTAGTGCCATATGAAGAATAAGGGTTATTAAGGCCTGCCTCATGACGTTCTATTTCCATTACAGGCATTTGTTTCCACCCAAGAACTCCATTTTCTTTATCAATATTCAAAAGCATATATTCGTTTCCGTATTTGCACATCGCGCGAATAACCATTGGTGCCGTAAGCTGTAACGCTAATCTATTAGTCAACAAATCCTCAACTATAGATTTAATACGGCTTGATTTAGAAATTACATTAATAATTTGTCCATCATTATTTGTAACACAGCTTTCATCAGCATATATATCTAAAGCTGCTCCTATTTCAGGGAAAGCATCCATAAGCTCCACATCACGGTACATAATCTGAACTTGTGACAATCCTGCAAACTGCTTATTTGCAAGGTCACGATTAGACCTATGCCATTGGTTAGATAAATAATGCTGTTGCTTAAGCTCAAGCATTTTTTTATCATACTCATTTTTATTTTTGGTAGAAAAAATAGGATTTCCCTTTTTATCACCAATAGATGAAAAATTATATATATTGTTCGACGAAGGTTTATAATTAGACCCACTGTTTTGCCCAATAGTATTATCAATGCTTCCACCGAGTGTTTTATTTAATTTTTGAAATAGTGTAGGTACTTTTCCCATTTTTTTATTTAAAAAATATCTTTTATTATTACTTTATAAATAGTTATAAATTTAAAACCGTTTAATGAGTTTTACATTTTAATAATATTTATTACTATAATAAAAATATAATTTTAAAAATAATGGGAAATATAAAGTACAAAATTGTACTTCGAGATATTAATAATATCTTAGAAGAAAGTTATAACATAAATGGTTCTGATGAAGAAATTCCACAAGATGGAATCATGGAAAAAGACACCGAACCTCTTCCTGAAGAAAATCCTGAAGAACAAGGGGATGATATCGAAGACATTGACTTCACCAAATCATCAATTATGGATGATGATAATCAAGCTATAAATAATATACGTAAATTAGCTTTACAAGGTATTGAAAAATACGCCGATGATGTAACAAATCCTATTTATGACTTTTATAAAAAAATTTGGGTTGAATGCGATAAACTTATTACAGATGCAGCAAAGAAACACGAAATAGGTGGTAAAAGCAATTAATTTATTAACAAATAAAAATCCGAAGAAGTATATTTAATTATACAATCTTCGGATTTTTTTATTCATTGAGGTATTCCAAAATTGGCCTCATTATTTTATCAGTTTTCTTCCAATCAACATAAGGACGTTCCCCATCTTCAAAAATTAATGGCTGTCCTATATTACAGTCGTCAATATAAAATTGGCCATAAACCTTAGGACTATCAGTCCAAGCATCTTGTGTAGGATTTCTATTCACTCCATAAAAATCAACTCCTTTACGTTTACAGTATTTAACCGCATTTTCGAGAAGTTTACCACTACGCATAGTATTTAATACCCATGCTACATTATACTTATTTTCATATTCAATCATGATATCGAAAGCTGACGGAATATCTTCTCCAATAAGCGGATAATCATGTTTAACTATAGTACCGTCAAAATCAACACAAATGAAAATTTTTCTTTTTTCATTTTTATCCTTAACACTTAATTCTGTTAACTCTTTCTTGTAATTTTGCATAAATTTTTTTAGCATATTATTATTAATTATAAAACTTCCTGCAAAGTTATACAAAAAACTTTTATAATACAATTTTTTTAGATTAAAAAATGTTAATATAAAAAAAATAAGCAAAAACCACTTTCAAGATAACGAATGGCTTTTGCTTAAAATAGGACTTTAGATTATTGTTTTATAAATAATTATTTAGTAACATAGTATTGCATAATCGTACACAATAGTAGTAGTGATAGTTGCAAGGTCAGATGAGTCATATTTAAGCTCACCGAAGTTAACCTTTGTAAGCATTGCGTTTTTAATTATCCATTTCTGAACAGTAGCTCCTGATGGGTCAGCCATATCAAGCTCGATGTCTCTTTTATAGCCTGCTGCATATCCTTGACGTCCTGTAACACTCTCTGTACCCAAACGTATCCACTCCATTATAGCCTGAGACGCAGAAGGACCGATAGGGTCATTGAATACTACAGTCATAGCTTCCCATTTATAGGCACCAAGTACGTGTGTTACAGTATTAAAAAAATGTACCTCAACATCGGTTTGGTCAATAGAAGGACGTTGAGCACTTTTAACGTACCATTCCATAATTCCTAAGTCCGAAGGAAATCTTAAAAAGAAACGGTTTTCTTTAAGAGGCTCATAATCTAAAGGTATTCTTGAAAGTAAATCAGCCATATTTTTTTGTAAATTTATAAATTATTCTTTTTTTATTTTACTATAAATATAAATAATTTAATATTTTTTAATTCAAAATATTTTTTTATTTAAAAGAAAAATAATACCTTTGCAAAATATTATAAAATAAAATATGAAAGATATTAATGAAAAAGATTTGCCATTCCTAAGTAAGGATGACGCAACAATAAAATTTATGCTTTTTGAAAAAATTAAGCATTATAATACATGCGCCTGTAATTGGGGGTATAAAACAAGAATGCATTACAATTTTGAAAAAAGAATTATAGTCCCATCACCAACATTGGATTATAAGCACAACCAAAAATGCTCATTTAAAAAAGGTATATTAAATACCTACCATGATAGATATCTGTATAATCTCGCAGGTGAAATTATAGATAACGCAATGTCTTTAAGATATAAAAAGAATACATTCAATAAACTATACCACTTAATGGTATTTTACATAAAAAAATACTCTCACGCATTATTTGCATAAGAGTATTAATTTTTTTTATTCACCACCATATTGCTTATCATACTGATTAGCATCTACACCACCTTTATAAGCGTCTCGTGCGGTATTATATCTTTCTCCGCCCATACCACGCTTTAAACCTGCCATATTACGGCTATTTTGGCCATTCATAGAAACAAGCTCTTGCTGCAATTGAATATATTCATCATTCTTCTGTTGAATCTCCTGCTTTAATTGCTGCATGGTTGCTTGTATCTTCTTCATTTTTCCAAAACCATTAGTCTCATAATTTTGACCATAATTTTTAATATCACGGTCATTGCCTTGCAATTTCTTAAACTTGTCCCAAGCAGCTCCTAAATTATCACCAGGCATATTTCCGCGATTATTATAACCTGTTTTTACTGCATTTCCAACATTACCCCAAAAGCCTTCTTCAAGATTTCCGTTGTTTTCAATATCTTCTTTAATAACCTTTTGAGTTATATTTTTAATCAACTCATGAAGGTCATTTTCGGTAAGCTTTATTCGTTTTTTCATATTACTTATTTATTTAACAATAAATATTATTGTTCATTAAAAAATAATATAATATGGTATATAAAAGATTTACAAGTATATAAACTTGCATTTATAAGATACAAGTTACAGAACTTGTAAATACAAAAAGATAGAGGATATTACTCCTCAGTCTTTCCATTATAATAAACATATCTAAACAAGCCACAGTCCCATATTCTTTCATATCCAAGCCCTCGTGCCATTTCTAATTCAGTCATAGTTAGAGGGAAGCCATATTTTTTATGAAGAATTTGTTTTCTAAAATTAAATTTATGAAAGCGCTGATACTTAGCAGCCTTAGCATTATAATAACGATACTCGGGGGCCAAAACTTTATCTAATTTAAAACCTAAATTACAATATAAATTATTTTTATCAGATAAAGTCCATCTCCTATCAGCGAATGATATTATGGTTTTATAATTATAATTACGTATAAAATATTTAAATAATTTGCCACCTATTCCTTGGCATATATATCCATTTAATGAAGCGAACCTGTCTAACATCCAATTATTATCATTATCACATTTTTTAAAAGTCATAACTCCAACAAGTTCATCGTAATGTATTGCACCTAAATAAACTGAAGATTTAGTTGAACCTTGTATGTGATTTTTATCCAAGAAAAAAGCAGCTTCTTGATAACTTATTACTTTTACCGTACATTTTCTACCTGCTATTTTTCTATATTTACTATCTAATTTTAATAAATGCATAAGTTTACTATAAACAAGTTCCTTTGAATTAGTATATTCATCTTCAAAAATTTGAATAAGTTTTATTCCTTGTTTATTACAATTTTCAAGTTTATTTAAATGATATTTGCTATCTTTTCCATAACGTTCAGTATGCCAAAACAAGCCGTTATACTCTATAGCTATATTATAAGAAGGAATATAAATATCTAATTCTTGTCCGTGTAAAATCTTTCTATTATTAAAAGAATATTTAATATTATTTTCATCAAGAAATTTTCTAATTTCTAACTCGGCTTTACAAACAAAATCATCTTTTGTTGCAACCTTTTCTTCATTTACCTTTGTCACAAGTTCAGATAACATATTAGATGTTGTTTTAGACACAGTAGAGTTATAGCCATATTTCATTTTGTAATCAATCAAAGTTACACCATGTTTAGAAAGATGCTTATCATCAATACGTTTTAATTTCTTTCCGCATATTTGACATTTAACAAAATGGTCTTCATTATTATCATGCTGTAATCTTAACGTTTGATTACAATAATCGAATAAATATTTCTCATTAGGGAATATATTAATATAGGACTCCACATTCATTTCGTGGTCATTTAATAAATGTTTAGTAAAAGCCCCACTTTTATTTTCTAAATCATTTGTAGTCCACAGGCAAAAAGGACAATGCTTAACTTTATTATTTTTAATACTTACAATATCAAAATATATTTCCCACCAATAATTTCCTGTCTCTTTATAATATTCAGTTCTATCATATAAAGTTGGAATTTCAATACCTTCATGCTCTTTTATATAAGATGTTAAATGCCCACCTGCATTCATGTAATCATTAGTTTGATAATCTGTAGTTTTATATTTAGCTATATAATGTTCATCATTAACAGGAAGATATTTTTCTTGTTTAGAATCTGTGACAATATATTTCTTATTTAACGATTGCCCCCCTTTTTTACGAAGTTCTACATTATTTTCAGCTAATATTTTTTTAGCCTTAATTTTTCCTATATGATAAATTTCACATATATCATATATTCCCTTACCATCTTGATAATCTTTTATCAGTTGTTCAGCATCAATATTTTCATTTTCTTTTTTCATGGTGCAAAGATACAACACTTATTTTGATTAACCAAATTTTTTATTAAAAAAATACTTAACATATTATTCCTAAAATTAGATAAAAAATAAAAGGGTTAAGTTAAAACCAAAAAAATAGGCTAAAGAAAAACTTTAGCCTATTAATCTAACTTATTGATATATTGTATTTTACAATATTAATTCTATCGTAGTTCATTCATGTTGAATGTAACCAAACCATCTACACGAACGTGTCCGTAGTAACGGTTATTAACCATCTTTTTCGCGTATCTTGTCATTATTCCCTTTGTAGGTGCAAAGTTAAATGGATTTACCATTGTAGGTGTCAATTGCATTGGAACATAAGGTGCATAAATGTAACCTGTATCCAATAGAGACTTACCCTTATGACCGATAATCATAGACCAAGCTGGTGCATATGGGTCACGGTATACCTGATAACGTCCACCAAGTGAACCTATACGCTCGATACCCATGTTATATGTATCCTGTTCTGCGTTTGCGTCAGATACGTGGAAATATTCAAGTGTATCAAATACTGCTGAAATTTCAGAACTTACAACGATGAAGTTAGCACCGCCACGTAATGTACTCTTATGAATTTGGGCAGAAATCTGATTAATTTTAGTAATCAACTCTTGGTCCCAATCTTTCTGAGTGTAGTTAGTTGAGAAAGCAGCCATACGTCTCCAACCATTATAGTCCCAACGAGCCTGCCAAGGTGCACTCTTACGAAGGTCACGAAGAATTTCACGGTCAATTTCTGCTGCAATCTGTTCAGAAAGGATAGCTGTTAATTCAGCTTCAGCATCAATATTATGGAATGCGCTAACATCCTGTGCTAATTCAGGAGACCATGTTGCACGTAGTTTACGTTCCTCAGCTGAAACTGTAACGCTGTCAAGTTTGAAAGAAACTTCACCCATTTCTGTTTCCAACTCAAGGCTATCATACTGTGCCCAAGCTATTTCAAATGCCTCTGCACCTGTAACCTTACTACCATCAACACCGATATAACCGTCGATAGTTTTACCTTGTTCTGTTGTTGTCTTAGCTAAATCAAGTTCGATATACATCTTACCATTAGCATCACAAGGTTTGCCATATTCTACGATACCTTTACCGTATTTCTGTGTTACGAGTCTGAAAGGAATACCTTCACGTGCAGCAAAACTTGCTGTTGTAGCGCTGTTTGCACCTATTACACTTGCAGTAATCTCACTCTTAGCAATAACCTTCATTGAAGCTAAGAAAGACTCTGTATCCATTTCATTTCCATCAGGACCTGTGATTTTAGAAGCGTTATAAGAACTAAAGCCTGTTACTTCAAGAGTAACGTTACGTAAACTTCCGTCAAAACCATTCTGTTTATAATTTTGAAGAGTAGCTCCTGTAAAAGGTGTGAATCCCATTGCAGAAAGACTAACAACGCGTGCTCCACCAACTTTAATAGTAATTTTACCCTTTGAATTATCGAAAAGGAAGTCATTATAGAACAAATCATAAAGTGACTTCTCCATATACTGTACTACCTCAGGACCAACCTGACGAATATCGCTCATAGTATAGCCGCTATCTTTCAATGCGCCTGTAGTAATTGCTATTTTTGCAGCATCAACAGAAGCATAAGTTGTGCCTGTTCCTTGAGCAGGTATACAATATGTACTCTTTAAATCGTCAATAACCTCATCTGGGAGATAATAACGAGGAGTTTTAACACCCTCTTTATTACGATTAATACGGTCGTAGCCCATTAAACCCTTATGAGAGCCTGTAGAACCATCCTTTAATTGTTCATTTTCATCTAAGTTGTCCCATTCACGTTCAGAAGTTACAGGTAAGATGAAGAACAATTTACCAACAGGTAAGTTCATAGCCTGTACAGATACGATGTCATTAGCAAGTAACTTACTAAATACACGACGTATAATAGGGAATACTACGGTTTCAAAAGAACCGCTGTTATCAGCATCAGTTGCCTCAGTAATAAGGTGTTTTGCCTCATTTTCATATAGCATAGCCATGTTTTCCTTAAGTTGTCCGTTAAGACCATCAAGGAAGCTTAATTGCTGCCAACGATTGGTTATTGATTCACGCAAAAGTTTTTGGTGATTAATCTCAATATTGCCAACGGCACCGCTATTTAATAGTTCTCTAATCATGTGTTTTTATTATTTTAAAATATTTTTATTTTTAGTTTATTCTGAAATCATTTCCATACGCTTCATTAAGTCTAAAGATTCTTTTACATCAGGAGATTCGCATAGAATTGTTTCATTGATTTTTGATGAACTTTCGTTAATAGATAACTGAGCATCTATTGACTTTGACTCATGCAAAGGTTTTTTGTTTTTGAGCTCAGAACTAATTGCTTCGAATAAATTTTTAGAAGTTTCTCGGTTTTTTGCCTCATTTTTAAAACGAACAAGAATGTTTTTCTTTTCGTCATGTGTTGTTGAATTCTCAGAAATAAGACGGACTATGTTTGCAAGGTTCATATTTGTCAAGGCAGCTTCAGCTACTTGTTTTCTAACATGTAACAATGCTTCTTTAATCTCCTTATTTTCTTTCTTGATTATTTTATTTTCTTTAATAATTCCACCAAGCTGTTTAATACTTTCATTTGCTTGCTTTAACTGAGCACGGTATTCTCCATCTTTAGAGACACTTTGAGCACCTTGTCTTAGCGCACCATGACGCATTTTTTTAACCTTATGTGTATCATTAAATTTAGAAGTGGTACTTGTACCTTCCTCTATCGGGTCTTCATCATTTTCTTCTTCTTCGTTTGTATAAGGAGTTGTTTTAGACTTAAGATTAGACCAAGGTTTCTTAGTTGTTTTTTCAACACCATCACTTCCCCAATCTTTATACCCTGAATTAACATGGTCAGTAACGCCATCATTAGTCATAACATCATCATTCTGATAATCATCGGTATAATCCAAATTAGTATCTTCATTCAATGCTATTTCAAAAATACGCTTACCTTCTCCCATGAAATCATCGCCATCTTCATCATCGTCATTATCATTGATAAGATTAGCATCCTCATCGCCGTCCAAGTTGACTAAATATTCTGCACCCGTTTCATTATCCTTAACATTAATGTTACCGTTTTTATCTTTTACGACATTAACTTGGTCATCATTATTAAGGCGTTTATAAACCTTTACGACATCGTCGTCTTTCGCGTTTGTAAGGTCATACTCGTCATCACCAACTTTATATTTAGAGAAATCATCCATTCCTTCACCATCTTCAGTACCATCTTCAGCTTCTCCGCCATCAAGAACTTTATCATCCTCAGTTTCGTCACCGTCTTTGTCTGAATCTTCAGTGCCATCTTCTCCATCAAATGAAAAAGTATCATCGTCAACTTCATCATCATCAGTTTCAGGTTCTGATGTTTCGTCTTCCTCGCCATCTACAGGTTGGTCATTATCAGTATCTTTTACCTTATTATCATCAGCAACCGCATCATCATCTTCTTCATCAATACTTTCAGTTACGATTTTACGTAGTTCGTTACCGATTCTTTCAGCAAGTAAACTATCTACGGTTGATTTTGTATTTTCTTGTATAGCATTAACCATCTTGTCGGCATCTAAAAGTGCTTCCTTGATTTCTTTGCTTCTTATAGTAGATTTCGCCATCTGTGAAATTTTATAAATTATATGTTATTTTTAAATATAAATAGTCGTTTATTTCGAAAAAAGAATTTAAGTTTATTTTTTTTTAAAATATATTAAATAATTTTGCTGCTTTTTCTATTTTTTCACTGATAATTGGCTTTTTATCATTAGTATTATCTTTTTCTACATACATTTCAGTATTTCCATCAGGAACAATCCAAGCACCAGGAGTTGAAGGGTCAGAAACTATATCCCAACATTCTATCTCATAATTATCATCAACAATTTGGCGTCCCATAGAATTACTTACAGTACCAACTCCACGTGAAGAAACACCTATCTTTATTCCTGAAAGAATCCATTGTGCCACCAAATCAGCTAAAGTAGAAACAATCCCATATTCCCTAAAGCCTTTAGTTGTAGGAATTTCTATTTCACCTACAAGAGTATGTTCTTCCCAATGCAGTTCTGTTATAAGAAAAGATATTCTACCAAGGTCAATCGTCGCTTGTTCGGGATGATTACAATTACCTGTCCAATGACACTTTCCATTACACATACAATACCATGTATGATTAGGAACTTCTACACATGCAACATCTCCATCGTAATCTTCTTCTGTAACTTCAACAAGATGCTTAGATAAATGAATACCTTCAGATAATTTTTCTTTATTTTCACAAGATGGTATATATAAATCTCCAAAATCATTACCTTTTAAAATTTCTTCTGCCGTTATAAATTTTTCAAACTTATCATCTTTTCCATATAATGGGAATTTATGATTAGGTGTAACAAGGTCATTTATATTACGTCCTTTAATCCTAATCATTTTACCTTTATAATGATACATAATCTTATTAGTAATGTTATGTATTTCAATATCATTAGTATTAGGATTAAGTGTTAATATTTTTTCATCATCTTTTATCTCAGCAAGAGTTTTCCACCCCTCTTCAGTTAATATTAAAGTATCAGGAGTATAACATTCTCCGTATGAGCGTCTTTCCTTAATCTTAAGTTGATACTTGTCAACTTCACGTCTTAATACTTCTTCAGGATAAATTCTTCCATTTGCATTTACAATGCCATATTTTTGAAACACAGCCTTAAGTTTAAAAGGGTAAGGCACGTGAAATCCATCGCCACCTTTTTCGATAGCTTCTTTAATGGTTTCGTTATTTTTATCATTAATTGATATGAAGCCTTCATTCTCTATTAGAAGACCTGTACCAGTTTCACCTTTTTTTATTTCAGTTAATTGATTTCTATCTATTTTCATGTTATTATATAACCTTGCTTTTATTTATTCAATAAATATTATTTTGAACGCAAAATCTTATAATAAAGGGTAAATATTATAATAAAAAAATCAGTGATTAATAAATAACCACTGATTTAACAAAACATATTAAATTTTTTATTATGAAAAACTATACGAAACTATTTTTTTCTTAAAACATCAAAAGATGATTTTATGAATTCCTTTTCAAGATTTTCGCCTAATATCATAAGAGAATCATTAAGTTCATCTTTAAGTTCAAAAATTGATTTATTAGCATTTTTTTGTATAAAATATACTTCGAAATTAACAAATGTTTTTTTACCTTTCTTCATGTAATTGGAAGTAGATTCAAAATTAAGTATATATTTATTTTCTAAATTTTGAGAATTATTAAGAAAGTTTACAATATACTTTTTAAATTGTCTATTAACCTTATTTACGGCTTCAGTAAAGTTTTCTTCAAAAGTAGGGATTAGCCACGAATGACCATTTACGAAAAACGTAGAAGGGTTTTCTTTATTGACTGTACCTATCTTTATTGAAAAAGGTGCATTTTCTTTTATCTTTAAAACTTTATTGGTTCTCTTCATTATTAATATTTTATAAACTTTTATTATCTTAATATAATATAGTAAAAAAATGTTAAAAATCAAGTCCCGTTAGGTAAAAAAATGGCCCAAATATGTAAAAATATTGGGCCAAATTATAATTCATTAAAATTCTTCTTGTTCTTCTTCAGAATCATCTCCCAAATCATGCATTTTGAATATATATTCTATAATGTCATGAATTGTAACGTCATCAAGAACATTATATATTTCATCAATAAAACCATCTGCGCCAAATTGTTCTTTTAAAAAATCCCATTTTTCAATGTCATCAGAATCTGTAGTGCTTTCTTTTAATATTCTCTCAACAGACTCTTTAATTAAATCATTTAATTGATTCTCTGTTAATTTTATCTTTTTATCCATTTTTTTATGTTATTAATCATTATTTTTTATTTAATCCTCAGTAAGGATATCTTTCATTTCGAGAAGTTTTGTAATGTCCTCAACAATAGTATCTTCATTAAAAGTTAAATTAAGAATAGTTTCTTTAAGTTCTACAAGTTTAGCCTTTTCATCCACTGTAGTATTTTTATAAAGGTTATTGATAGACTTAACACATTCATTCTGAAGCTTTGTAAATAACTTTTCTTTTCCTTTAGAATTGTTGCATTCGAGAAGCTGCTTTGTTATTTCTTTTTCTTCCAATGTCAATTCAGAGCTATATTTTTCATTATACTTTCTTATTATTTCGTCTATTGCAATATCTTTACTTTCATTAAGTATAACTTTATTTGCATCTACATAATTACTAATTTCATTAATAGCTTTTACTGTATCATTTAAATTAGATAATTTTTTATTACTTCTTAATAGGAAATCACAATTTTCATATAATTTAGCTATTTCTTTACTAATATTATTTTTTGATAAATGATGTTCCTTTAAAAATTTAATAACTTTGAGATTACTTTCGTATATCTGTCCTTTATTTAAATTTTTCTGTGATAACGATAACGCTTCTTGAATGTATTCTTTTGAATTTTCTTTTAGTGAATAATTCTTAAGTGCGTTGATAAATAAGTATTGCGCTGATAGATTTTTATCTTTTTTGATTAAATCAACGTATTCTTTAATAACTTTTTTATCATTTTTAATTAGATATTCAATATTACTCTCCATAACATAGTTAAGGACACCAAAAGTCATATTTTTATTATTAATAGACCTATCTTCTTTTAGTAGTAACACTTTATAATTATCAAACGCTTCATTCAATGATGTAATATCATCAATTTCATTTTTATCCTCGCAAACGTATTTATATGTTTCCTTAAGTTTATTCTTGAAATTTTTATAAGCTTTTTCTTTATTTGCCATAGTTAAATAAATTTTTATATAAATATTTATATTCTCTTAAAAAACTGTCATTATAGACTGCATTTTAACGTTTAGACCCGAGAACCCATAAAAAGTTTCCGTTTATTTTCTTATGTGTCCTATTTGCCAATGATTTAGTATTATAGAAAGGTAACGAATTGCTTGGAGTTATTGACACTTCATTTGGATTTCTGTAAACATAATTTTCTTTATGTGCATTATTATTCATAATGTATGATTTCAAAATTGCTTCATCTTTAGATTTTGCAGCTTCAAGACGTCCCACCGAGAATTTTAGTACAAACATAATCATAGCCAAGCAATATATAATGTCATCATGACATCCATCCATATGGTCCTGCCTTCCATTTTTGAATACCCAAGTTTCAAGTTCTTTGACGGCCCTCTTAGAACGGATTTTAAACTCATTATTCTTTAGCATTAAAGCGAAGTTGTTCAACAATTGCCATCTAACACTATTATTATGGAAACCAGGAAGTTTACCTTCCTTATTTAAATTCAAGGTACTGAATGAAACTTGAGCAGTATATTTATTCAGTTGAGGGTCATCGTAAAATAGATTTTTATAACCCAAATTCATAAGTGTTAATATAGCGGCATCGCCAACTCCACCGATAGCATCTACGACTATTAAAGGATTACCATACATACTTGCATATTGAAATGCTATTTCTCCTATTTCGTCACCTGTTCTTTTACCGTGATATTCAAGTACCTGTTCAAAAGTAGGCATACCATTTTCATCAACACCATCAACATCAACTATTTCGAGCGCTGTACTATCTGCTGCATCTCCACGACTTGGGTCAATACCCATAATATAATGATGTTTAGGTATCGGCTTTTTCCAAAACCAAGTTTCTTCCAAAAAGGGGTCTTTAAATTCAATAGGTTCCCTAACGTTAGTTTTATTTTGCATCTCAATAACCTCAGGAGGAATAACGTTATCAGAACTTCCTAAGAATGATACATCCAACTCCTGAGCTATCTTGATTGAGTCATTATTGAATGACTTACACATATCAATATACCATGGAGACGTAGGAGTCCAACCATCTTGTTCTAATTCTTTCCAACGTTTTTCATCATAAGGAACTGTACCTTTTTCATCAAGAACCGTGTCATTATTCCAAATTATATCTCCTGTACTCTTATCTTTTTTATACCATTTAAGATTACGATTATATCTAAGGTCTTGATACCATCTAAATTCTACTGACTTATAGTTATTACTTCCTAATATAGCTTGACGGTAAGTGTTATAATAAAGCTCATCCTTACCATTAGGAGTACTTACCATTATAATCTTAGCGCCTCTAACAGACGCTGTAGTAGCAACAGCAGAACCATATACAGCCTTACCGTTTTCTATAAAGGCAGCTTCATCAAAAATAAGTATTGATGCAGCTGAAATACCACGAGCTGCATTTTCTCCTGAAGACCTTGCAAAAACTTGACAACCATTAAATAGCATTAGTTCCTGTTTACTATCACGTAAAAAAATTGATTTTTTATTCTTTTCAGAATTTGGGTCAGGACTATAATATTCCGCGCCCCAAAACCATCTTGGTACCTGATTAAGGAATTCACGTATTTTATCAACTATCTGTACTGACAGGTCGAGTTTATTAGCTATAGCCAAGACTCTCTCAGGAGAATCAACCGATGCAAAAACAAACTTAGCTGCGATATATGCAGAAGATATGGTTGTTATACCACATTGACGGTGCTTAATGGCAATAGTATTATCGTTATCCGCAACAGTCTTAAGAAAGACTTTCTGTCTTGGAAAAAGTGTAAATGCCATTTTTTTTCGTGCATCGGCATTCATCGTAGACAAATAAGTTTCAATAAAACGAATATACGATTTATCAACCGCGCATTTTATAATTTCTGTCTTTATTTGGCTATAACTTATCATATTTTATTATCTAAACAAATCAATTATTTCTTTTTTAGTAAAAATAGCTGAATTTTCTCGTAATTTTTTTAAACGTGCCTCTTCAATCATTTTTTTTGTAAATACTTTATTTTCAGGCATTGTATTAGCCTGCGGTATAACAGTATTATTGCCACTTGAAATATTTCTATTAACATCATCAATTGAAGAAGAAAAAGTAGTGGCAGTTGCAGCATTATTCGTTGAGTTAGGTGCAGACAATTTATAATTAATGTTAGTTCCATTATTTGCTGCATTTCTAATTGCATCATTTTGATTTGCATTATTTATTGCATCTTGCGCATTACCATTAACAGGAAGGTCTACTTCTAAAGAGTTTTCTATTCCTTCTTTTAAGCGTATATTTTGTTTTTTTAATGTTATCATATCTTTATTAAATTTGAATTAAAAAAGAGTAACACAATAAAGTATTACTCTTTTTATTATTAATGAACTGAATCGAGTATTTTATCAATCATTTCATCAAGTTGACTTGATGAAAATTTACGACTTTCCATCGGCATCTGATTTTCATCATCCATATTTCCACTTTCATCTCCATTTTCATTAGCTGCTTTTTCAATTCCCTTTACAACATCGCTAACATCATCTCCATCGAGTGCTTTAGCTGCTACAGAATTAAATTGCTTTATTGCTATTTTGGCTGTTTCA